CCATTATCATAAACTATGGGTTGAAGCTCAGGATGGTAATAATGACTTTGTTACTGTAGAGGGTCGCTGGCAAGAGAATCCAAAGCGTTCTCCAGAATGGGCGGAATCTCAGAGGAAGAAACTTGGAGAAGTTAAGTATAGACAAGAAATAAACTGCACATTCGAGGGGTCCTCCTATACTCTTGTAGATGGGTCAAAGTTGGCTACCTTACCTATAACAGTTCCAATATACGATAAGGACAACTTTGAGGTATTTGTTGCTCCATCTAAAGACCGCTCTTATGTAGTGTCAGTAGATACTTCAAGAGGTAGACATCGAGACTTTTCGGCGTTTTCTGTAGTAGATGTCAGTGAGATGCCATATCAAGTTGTTGCAACATATAAGGATAATCAGATATCAACTCTTGAGTATCCCCATTTGATATATAATACAGCAAGACAATACAATGATGCATTTATTTTAATTGAAATTAACGATCTCGGTGAAGAAGTATCTAATACCATTTGGTACGAGTATGAATATGAAAACATATACTTTACCAAAGGTAATGAGCTTTCTCAGACTCGTGGGTATCCAGGAGTAAGAACTACATCTAAAGTTAAGTCCATAGGATGTTCTGTACTAAAGGAGTTGATCGAAAAGGATCAGCTTATTATAAATTCACATCGAATTATACAAGAGCTTGGTTTGTTTGTCATACATAAGACTTCCTATGCCTCTCAAGATCCTACAGTTAATGATGATTTGTGCACCACGCTGTGGTTACTTGCCTGGTTAACAAAGCAAGATATATTTCAAGAAGTTACTGATATACACCTACGCAGCGTACTAACTGATAAGAAACAAGAATATATTGATGCCACCATGACACCGTTTGGATTTTATGAAGACGGTAAGTCTGTACATCACGACTTAAAGTCAGAAGATGATAAAAGGTTACCATCCAAGACTGATCCGTACTTTTTGACACCCGATCAGATAGAATTATTGAATTTCTAAAGAACATAAATAATATTGAGAAATAGTGGAAACTATATTCTATAACAAGGAGAATAAAACATGGCCTTTCAGCTCTCACCTGGGGTTCTAGTAACAGAGACAGACCTTACAAATATTGTGCCTGCCGTTGCCACCTCATCGGGTGCATATGCAGGCGTATTTGTTTGGGGCCCTGTTATGGACCCAACACAAATTACTTCAGAGAATCAACTCGTTCAACGATTTGGTAAACCTGGAGATTCTAATGCAGCTTCGTGGTTTACAGCTGCTAACTTTCTTTCATATACCAATAACTTAAGGGTTGTTCGTGTTGATGCAGCTGCAGCTCGTAATGCTGTTGCTACACCTTCAGGAACGGTTACTGCTGTTGCTATCACTAATGGTGGATCCGGTTACGCAACTAATGCGACGATCACCTTTAGCCTTCCAAATATTGCAGGTGGTGTGCAAACTGCAGGTACAATCACAGTAGGTGATGTTCAAACGGGAACGTCTACTGAAGTTACAGTGACTGACGTTGAGATTATTTCCGGTGGTGCAAATTATACTGACCCAGTGATTGTGTTTAGTGCTCCTGCTGGCGGTGGTGATACTGCTACAGCCGAAGTTGTTGTTGACGGATCCAATCAGGTCATTGAGATCAACGTATTGACTCCAGGATCGTATGAAACAACCGACACAATTGTTGCCACGATAACTGATCCCACAGGAACCAATTTAGTAATTAACGTTGCTACTACCAATATTGTTACCCCTGTTATTTCTGAAGGTGCGGTCACTGGGATTACAATTTCAGAGCCAGGTACTGGATATACAGCACCGCCAACAATTACCGTTGTAAGTAATACCGGAACAGGATTTGCTGCCAACGTATCAGTTGTCACTGCTGGTGTTAAGATCAACAATGAAGAACAATATGAATTGAATTACATCAATGGTGCAGGAGTGGTGGGCGAATTTGCTGCTAAGTATCCTGGTGCCCTTGGTAACTCCATTCGCGTTGAAATGGCTGATGCTGGATCGTTTGATTCGTGGGCTTATAAAGGTGAGTTTGATAGAGCACCTGGCACAACAGCATTTGCTGCTTCAGGTAACGGGTCAAATGATGAATTACACATCATCGTGATTGACGAGAAAGGTGCATGGACAGGTACCCAAGGAGCAATCCTAGAGAAGTTTGCCTTTACATCAAAAGCTTCCGATGCAAAGCAAGCTGATGGCACCAATAATTTCTACAAACAAGTTCTGAACACATCGTCCACGTATGTTTGGTGGATGGATCACCCTGATGTTGGATCAAATTGGGGTAGTGCAGCTGCTGGTGTTACTTTTGTAAATACCTCTTCTGCTATTTCAAGAGTCCTTGTTGGTGGTATCGATGATCACGCTCCGACAGATGGTAACTTGCAATCTGGATTCGCTCTTTTTGCAAATGCAGAATTATTTGATGTTTCATTGATTCCAACTGGTCCTGTTACTGCAGCTGTATCCAAGTACGTGATTGAACAGGTTGCTGAAGTCCGCAAAGACTGTGTGGTGTTTGTATCGCCTACAACAGTTAGTGGACAAGTGATTCAAGGTGCGTCAATAGTAGCAGATACGATTGCATTCCGTACAGGATCAACGTTTAACGTTAATTCGTCATATGGATTCCTCGATTCAGGTTGGAAGTATCAATATGACCGCTTTAATGATAAGTACCGTTGGGTTCCTTTAAGTGGTGACATTGCTGGATTGTGTGCTCGCACAGACTTCACTAATGACGCTTGGTTCTCGCCTGGTGGGTTGAATCGTGGTCAAGTCAAGAATGTTGTGAGATTGAACTTCACCCCCGATCAAGCTCAACGTGACGAACTCTACAAAGCTGGTATTAATCCTGTAGTGTCGTTCCCTGGTCAAGGTACAGTGTTGTTTGGCGATAAGACATTGCTGACAAAGCCAAGTGCATTTGATCGGATCAACGTACGCCGTTTGTTTATTGTTCTTGAAAAAGCAATTGCAACTGCTGCTAAGTTCCAATTGTTTGAATTCAATGACGGATTTACACGTGCTCAGTTTCGATCACTTGTTGACCCTTTCTTACGTGATGTCCAGGGTCGTCGTGGAGTGACAGATTTCCGTGTGGTTTGTGATGAAACAAACAATACTGGTGAGGTTATTGATCGTAACGAGTTTGTGGCGGACATTTATGTTAAGCCTTCTCGTGCTATTAACTTCATCACATTGAATTTCGTTGCAGCCCGCACAGGTATCTCTTTTGATGAGATTGGCGCTTAATAAATACAATGGAGGCCCTTGGGCCTCCCTTCAAGGAGAGTAATAAAAATGGCAACTATTTCAGCCTTTAAGGCACAAATGCAGGGTGGTGGTGCTCGCCCCAATCAATTCCGAGTTGAATTGACGTTCCCTGCCTTCATCGGGTCAGCTGCATCGGCAGCAGGTAATGCAGCACAGTTTTTGTGTCGTTCTACCTCGCTACCTGCATCGACAGTTGAAGATATCACAGCATCGTATCGCGGTCGTCCTGTTCATTTTGCAGGCGAGCGTACATTTCAGCCTTGGTCAGTCAACGTATTTAACGATACGAACTTTTTGATTCGCAACACAATGGAGCGTTGGAACAACTTAATGTTGAGCTACACTTCGACTGTTGGTACAGCACGGCCTTCAGAATATCAAGTTGACTTGAGCGTGTATCAATTGGACCGTAATGATCGTGTAATTAAAACATACACATTCTATGACGCTTATCCAGTCAACGTTGGTGCAATTCAGCTTGACTTTGAGCAGAACAATCAGATTGAAAGCTTTGATATTGAATGGGTTTACAACTACTTCACTACTGACGGCATCTAATTTAGATATATCAAGGATTTATAGAATGGCAGAATTTTTTGGCTTTGAAATAAAAAAGAAGAAACTTCGTCCGGATATCGGGAGTGTTGTTACTCCCGCACCGGACGATGGTGCTACCGTTGTTAACAATGCAGCTGCTTATTACGGTCTTGTTGTAGACCTTGAGGGTGTTGTTAAGAATGAAAATGATTTAATTCGTCGATATCGTGAGGTGTCTCAATATGCTGACTGTGATGCTGCTATCGAAGACATTGTAAACGAAGCAATTGTCGTAGAAGATAACGAACAGCCAATTACGGTTGATCTCGATCATGTTAAGATATCAGAGAGCATTAAGAAAAAGATACGTGATGAGTTTGTACTAGTTATGAAGCTCCTCAAGGTGTCAGATAAAGCCCATGATATGTTCCGTCAATGGTATATAGATGGTCGATTAAACTACCACATTATTCTTGATCAGAACAAACCCAAAGACGGCATCTTAGAGATTCGATATGTTGATCCGCGTAAAATTCGTCGGATTAAAAACATTAAGAAAGAAAAGAACGAAAAGGGTGTTGAAGTCGTTAAAAGCGTAGATGAATACTACCTATATAATGACAAAGGAATTACTGAGGGCACTACACAAGGTGTTAAGTTATCGGTAGATTCTATTGTAAGTTGCACTTCAGGATTGATTGATTCAAACACCAATATGGTATTGAGTTACTTGCATAAAGCAATTAAACCAACTAACCAATTAAAAATGATGGAAGATGCTCTGGTGATCTACCGTATTAGTAGAGCTCCAGAACGTAGAATTTTTTACATCGATGTTGGTAACTTACCTAAGCTCAGAGCTGAGCAGTATGTTAACGATATGATGAATAAGTTTAGAAATAAAGTAGTGTATGATGCCAACACAGGTGAAGTTAGAGATAGCAGACAGCACTTATCTCTGATGGAAGACTTTTGGATGCCACGCCGCGAAGGTGGTAAGGGTACAGAAATCACTACTTTACAGGGTGGACAGAATTTAGGTGAGATTGCGGATATTGAGTACTTTCAAAACAAGCTTTACAAAGCACTGAATGTACCAATATCAAGACTGCAGCCTCAACAGAACTTTAGTATTGGAAGATCGGCTGAAATTTCTCGTGAAGAGATTAAGTTCAATAAGTTTATTGAACGGCTTCGTAAGAAATTTTCAAGTATATTTTTAGACACTCTTCGCGTTCAGCTAATCGCAAAAGGTGTTATTAGACCTGAAGAATGGGATGAGATGTCATATGACATCCACCTTGACTTTCAGAGAGATAATCATTTTGCTGAGTTAAAGAATAGTGAACTTGTTCTTAATCGTCTTGGCGCATTACAGAACATTGATCCATATGTTGGCAAATATTATTCGATGAATTGGGTTCGCAAAAATGTTCTAATGCAAAGCGAAGAAGATATAAAAGAGATGGATCAAGATATAGCAGCTGATAGAAAAATAGAGCTAGATTTTGCCTCTCATGAAGGACAGCTAGACGTTGCTAAAGAACAACCTAAGCTTAATCAACAAGCAGATAATCAAGGAGAAGTTGAATGAGTACACGCGATCTAATTGACGCAATCCAAGAAGGTGATGCTTCTACGATTCAAACAGCGTTCGAACAAGAAGTTTCCTCACGTATTGCAGACCGTCTTGATGCCATGCGTCAAGAAGTTGCTCGCAACATGTTCAACGAAGCCAAAAAGAATATGAAAATGGCAGAAGATGAGCATGAAGACGATGAGGATGAAGACGATGAGGATGATGAAGACGAAGTAATGGAAATGTCTTCTAAAGAAAAGATGAAGCGCGGTCTCTATAATAAAGAAGAAGTTCAAGAAGCAATGACTCCTAAGCAAGTTCACCCTGATGCTCTACACGTCCAACATGTTGGTGGTGGTAAATATAAAGTTCATGCTGTTGGCAAAAACTTTCAAAGCGGTGTTAAGGCTGGTGAACATCTTTCCGATTCTGAGTTGGATGACTTCTCAGAAATGGGCGGCAAAGTTAAGCATATGAAATAATGAATTACAAACAGTTTAAAAACGCGGCGTATTTGCGCAAGGTAGGAGCCGAGCTTAAAGAGCAGTGCTCCTACTACGAGCATATCCTTGCTGAAACTGTAGACGGTTATATCTTTGTTGACGGCGTGTTGACAGAGTTCAGTTCTTTGGAAGAAGTAAAAGAACAGATAAAGCAACAAGGTATTC